GACACGGTCGCCCCGATGAAGCAAAGTGTTGTCGGACGAGTGGCAGGTCGTACTGGTTTTGACGCCGAACGCGAAGCAGTCACTTCTCGCGTCTTCGGTGTCCTGGAGCGCGGGTATTTATGAACACGGACGACAGTCTCGTAATCGCGGGGAGAAGTGACTTCCAGGTCAATCAATCGACGACCGTTGTCCTTGACGTAAGCAGTGCAGTCTGCACAATCAAGGCTGGAGGGGATGCCACGTTTGTAAGAATGCGGTAGCCGAGGACCAACATAGTCGAAGACTTGTTCATCAGACCAATCTTCCAGCGGGAACACATACTCCACACCGTCGATGACTTGCCCAGATTTCACAGGGGCTCGGTGGCAATCCTGCTGCTTTTGCCCGCGGATTACGCAGGTATAATCCCCCTGGATTACGGCCAGCCGCATTGGTTCCCAAGCATTATGCCTACAACAGTCCGTGTAAGCTTGGAGCTTGATTGCAGGAAGTTCCCCTGCAATGACAGCTCCAAGCTCAGTAGCCACCAACGGTACAACATCCACTGGATGACCTTGCAGGGCTACCCATGCTTGCTGCTGCCCACGCACGATCAAAAACCGGGGCACCAAGGATTCGATGTGCGCCATGTAGGCCAAGGTCTCGTCATAAGGATTCCCTTGACAACACCAAACCACATCCAGCTTATCCCACCAAGGCTGCAGCATCCAGAGACAGGCGGCGGAGTCCTTGCCGGCAGAAAACTGCAGCATGACGCGACTGTGCCGTTGAAAAAGACTGGTGAAGTCCATCAGAAATACATGGCGGCAGCCATGGCCAACGTACCAACTGTGCTACCTGTCTGCGCATTCTCAGCGTTGACCGCTCCCAGCTGATTTTGATACTGCGCGTTCGTAGCACCCAGCATATCGGGGCCGCTGGTACTGCCGTTGTTGCTCGTCGGAGACTGCCCGCGGGAAATCGCCATGATCTGGGCGAGTCGGTTAACGGCACTGTTCTGCGCCTGATCAGCACCAAGTACTGCGCGATCCGCCGCATCGGCATAAGCAGAATTCCGGGTCTGGTCAAAGCTGCCAATGGCCTTTTTATAGGCTTCCGAGCCTTCCGCCAGACCACTGTTCAGCAATTGCCCGCGGAGTGCCGAGTATTGATCCCCGAAGTTCTGGTCATAGTACTTCGTTGTTTTCCGGTACAAGGCATCTTGGATACCTTCCGCACCTTGACCGAGTTCTGCCAGTTGGGTCTTGCCGACATTACCAGCCAGCAATTGGTTGCCTGTGGTTTGATCCAGCAACTGTTGCTGCGGGGCGCTCAGCGTTGTGCTACGAACATAGTCCCCTGGCTGCGGGTTAGCCGGGTCAGCTCCTGGTCGGATGGTCCAGCCAACAGTGCCAAAAGGCGACTTTTCATCGTACTTATCCGCGTTGGAGGTGGCAACCGCTTGCCCTACGTAGTCAGGCGCCGCTGGCGCATCGCTTTTGCCCATGATGTGGACTCCTCTTAATGTTCAGCCAGCGGCAATCTTCTTTGCGCATACAATACACAAGCAGATCGCCGGTTGGATGGGCATCTTTGAGGGTCGCCTCAAGGGTATAGCCCAGGTGCTCGTTGAAACGGCGTGATTCCTGATTACTCGCCGCGACAACCCCTGTGATACGTTTGCAGCCAAGCTGCTCGAAGGCATAATGGAAACTGAACCAGAGAAATTCTCTGTTCAGCCAAGACTTCCCAGGAACAGCTGCTACATGCGCGAGGACATTTGCCCCGTTGAAGTCTTCAAAAAGAGCCCCAGCTAGCAGTAGCCCTGTGGCTGTGTCAAGCAGGCCGATAGAAGCCCCGCGCCCGGCAACCCAAGTCCCGCCTGTTTTGGCACAGACCCAAGGGCCAACATACGCGTCATAACCGACAACTACCTGCCTCACAGCACCCCACCCCGTTCGTACACAAAGTCTGTCGCAGACCAACGAAGTGTAGCAGAGGTGACAGCGCACTGCAAGCGGAATGCTCCGGCGTAACATTCTTTTGCGAAGATTGTTGCCCAGTCCCGACGGGTTTCACTGTTCGCCGCCCAGGTAGCTGCATTCCATTCGGAGCTGTCCCACACGTAATTTTCTACAGGACCTGTTGCAGTGAAAGAGGCGAATTTTCCTATTGTGTAATCAGCGTCCATCCCAAGCTGCAATGTGACCTTACCGCCCAAAGCTACTACGGGGCGTACAAGTTTGAAGTGCTTTTGCTGCGCGCGGTTGCCGAAGTAGCTGTAAGCTTGCTGCGCCTTGGCAAAAATAGCCGCCCCGAAATCGCTGTTACCTACCCAGGCGCGTGCTACTTTGTCGGTACCTGCGAAGTACAAGTTCTCCCCAAACACCTCCCATGCACTGGCATTCCAGCCGGAAAATCGGCACCACGCACCAGTGATGGAGTTCATGACATACTGCTGTACGTAACTGGCAGTCACAGGAACGTTTACGAGAACAAAACTTCCTTGTGGGTAGGAAATTGCTTGCCACCCTATGTTATGTCCATAAAGTGTCACCGCTTCCGTGAAGGCTGTGTCGATCTTAGAGGTCAAAGCTGCTGAGCGGTCGACAAGGGATGATTGCACTGCGCGGGACAGTGGATAAAGACCATTCTGGCAGAGGATGAGCAGGTCGCCGCCGAACTTGCAAAAGCAGTTACGACCCACAGGTTCACCGATGTAGTAAGTACCGACATGCGCCCAGGTAGCAGCTGCTCCTGGATCAGTCCCTTTGTAGACAGCTACCTCACCCTCAGAAGTGATGAACACGGCATAGTCGTCGCTCCCAGCGCCACCATCGATCGTCCAGGTCCCTGCGGCTACAACATGCCCGCCGCGGGAGAAAAGCTGTCCGAGAGGGAATTCTGTCAGAGCCCCGCCTACCTGCGCGACTGGAAGATACCAAACGGACATGGAGTTGCGCTCTACAAACCACAGGCGCTTTTTAATTACTGCAACAGAAACAAGGCTCGTGGTAGCAAGCCCCGTGATAGCGATGGGAGAAAGCCCATCTACGTCTGCCCAAGCGACCCCGTCGTAAAGCTTGAGCTTGTCGTCACCGTTAACTGCGACAAGAAACATCCCAGCAACAGTAGAAAAGTTAACGTATTGAAGTGCACCGTTAGTAAGTGCGCTGACGGAAGCCCCTACAGCACCACTGACAGTGGCATCAAAAATACCTGTGTCTGTTGCAGCAAAAAGCTTTTGATTGGCGTAACCATTCCATGCCATGAGGGTGCGGACAGTCGACCCAAACCCTGTCTTGTGGGCGATGGCGCCGGGGCGCACTGCTACGTCAGCCGCCTTTGGAAACCAATTTTCCAGGACAATCGCATCTTTTTCCGGCATAGCTGCCAAGGGATCGCGAGCATTCCATCCTCCGACAGGGGCGGGAAGGGAGCGGGTAACAGCCTTCTGCAGCCCCTGTGCGGCAGATTTCCGGAGAAGAGCTGGTCGCAGCATGTTATAAAGCCCAGTTACCAGAAGATACCCAGATACCGGGCTGGAAGTTGTTACCGCTGTTGCCCATGTCCAGGACAGCTTTGGTGCCATCGCGGCCAGAGGCGTTGTTGGCCAGCTCTTCATAACGTCGAAGTTCCTCGGCGTAATCCAGCCCTTTTTCGGCCTTCCATTTCCAGCGCAGACCAGCCTGCAGAATCTTCTCGTCCAGCACGCAAATGTCGGTGTCAGCGGAGAAGGCAGCCTTTTGGACGAGTGTGTCGCTCAAGACGCAGAAGGTGCTGGCGTATTCAAACGCGCACTCGTGCCCGGCAACGCCGGCGGGCATGAAGAGCAGCCGACCACCGCGGATACGGTATTTGTAAAAGGGCCCGGTCGTAGGCAGGGCCTTCATAGCTTGCCAGTTTCGCGGGGCGAGTGGGCCAAAAAGCGGCAAGCGAAGCGTGCGGTTGAAGATGGTTTCTTGCAGGATACGAGAAAAACCCTGAGGGGCTAGGGAAGTGATGGCACCCTGATCCTCGCCGGCGACAGTGGTGAATAAGGCTTCTTTCGTCAAATCCTGCCAAGTCCACCGATCGCAGAGGTCTTCGCAGACCTCATTGAGCAGTGAGTGAATTTGCAGGACTTGCGTGTCGCGTGTCCCTACCACAAAGTCAGGGACAGGGAGTCCCGTGCGCTCAGCAAATGTGCGGACAATGGTAAGCAGGGACATAGGAGATCCTTAGGAGGATTTGGTAGTAGTCATAGCGTCAACGCGTGCAGTGAGTTCGCGCAGTTGAAGCTCCAGTTGACCATTGCGCTCGAGCAGGCCAGCGTTGAGCGTCTTGAGACTGCTGATTTCTTCGGCGACCTTACCAACATCCTTGGAAGCCGCGAGCCATTCGATAGCGCGTTGCTTCAAAGCACGGCCGCCCATACCAAGGCGATTCATGGTTTCTTCATTGCAGCCCGCGAGATCTTCCACAGTTTTGATGTGGACAGTCTGGAGCTGCTTGACTTGCGCAGGGGAGGCGGCAGGCCACTGCGTCACAGATGTGCAGGACAGCGGAATTTCGCGGCCTTCCTGCCAAGCCTTGTAGCTTTCTTTGAAGCGGCTGAGCCATTCGGCAGGAAAACGATCGTTCTGGACCTCGTGCTGGAGGTTCTCCAGCCACTCGGCGGCTACCCGCTCGATGCGGTCTTTGCTGCCCTGCGGCGTGATGATGGCGTAGGCAACGTCTTTGGCGACGAAATGCCCTTTTTCAATCGACGCTGCACGGTCTTCTTCACCGCGGACTTCGAAAGTTACATAGGGCGGGCGGGCGTCAGCTGCTTGCATGTGGATTCCCCAGAAAAAAGTTGATGGGTTTTCTTATACTACCCTCCCCAAAAAACCCCCAAGCAGCTTGTGACTGCTTGGGGAAACGCCCTGGGGAGGCCAAGCGTTTTACAGCGGGCTGGCGGTCTTGCGAACCCAGCCGTACTCGTTGATGGCGAACGCGGCGTCAGCCGTGTAGTTGCCTGCAAGATCGGTCAGGACGAAAGTCGCGCTGACAGTGCAGGTGCCAATGGCAACGGCTTCGGAGGCCTGGACGTAGACCCAGTTGCGGTTCTGGTCGTCGAGCTGCGAAGTGCCCAGGACGAATTCCTTGTTGGAGGTGCGGCGGTTGGCTTGCGCGCCGACCATCGGGATGGTGAAAGGCATGAGAGGCTCCTTGAAAGTTGGGGTGGAAAATCCGGCGGGTTATTGCTACGTAACCCGCCGGTGTTTCATCAGGGCTTGATGACGCCTTGCAGGCTGCGGTTGCTGGTGACGAGGTTGCCCATCCAGAGAATCGGCACGACAGCCGCGTCTTGGTTGTAGGGCTTCATCTCATCCATGACGGCCAGGTCGGCATCACGGTGCACCACCAGTTCCAGGTAGTCCGTGTTCAGGAAGTACATCCGGTTCAGGGGGATGCCGCTGCCGCCGTCGAAGATCACATCGGCCGACTTGTAGCGCAGGGAGATGAAACCACCCTGGGCTTTGGTGTCGTCGGTGTAACGCTTCATCGACACTTGCGACTGCTCGTAGAACGAGAAGTAGTTGTTGTCGGCCACGATCAGGTCGGGCTTGTCGTCACCGCGGACCTGGGCCAGCCACAGAGGCAGCATCAGGGATTCCATGGTGGTGCCCGAGGGCACGATGGCACCGCCACCCTGCAAGGGAGCCGCTGCCGACTGCACCTGGTTCTTCCAGAACGCCCAGGCCGAGCTGTCGATGCCGCCAACGGTGCCAGTGCCGGTGTCGGCCACGATGGCCTGCACACCACCGATCTGGTTGGGCAGGGTGCCATCGGAGTAGAGGTCGGACGAGAAGTTGTTCTTGAACGTGCGGATCGCATTCTTCATCCGGGACTTGACCAGATTCAGGATACGGGCTTCGCCGCTGTTCGTGCGCAACTCGAGGCCGCTGGCCACCACGTTGATCGCGATCTGCCGCCACTGGAATTCGGCGGCCGAGATCACATCGGAGGCACCGACGTTCAACACGTCGTAGCCAGAGTAGCGCTGGTACGTCGAGTTGTTCGCGTAGTCCAGCGGGGAGACGATGGTCAGGCCGCCATCTTCCTTGCGCGTGTTGCCTTTGGTCATGATCCGGTTCAGCAAGGCGTTGTTCTTGCTGACGTTATCCTTGATGCTCTTGGCATGCTTGCGAAAGGTCGTGGAAGCCAATTCGGTGAAAACTGCATTCGGGGACGGCATGGTAAGCTCCTTGCTTGTTGGGTTCCGTCAATTACACACTTAACCTCGGGACTTGATTGCCGCCAAGGTCTCTGCCAGCGTGTCGTCGATGCTTCCCAGCGGGGCCGCTGCGCCACCACTCTTCGCACTCGTCCGCACATTTGCTGCCGTCGACTTCCGAGCCGCCGCTGCCTTATCCGCCGCTTCCTTTGCCGCCTTTTCCGAAGCTTCCGTTTGTTGACGTGTCACTTCGAGGGCGCGGGTCACAGGGTTCGTCCAGACAGCTTTATCGTAAGCCTCTGCCAGCGTCTTGCAAACACCGCTTTGCAGCAGGGGTACCATGTCGTTGGCCACTGCTTCGAAGTGAATGTTCACCGGATTCGCTGCGAAAGCCTCAATTTCCCGGACCAAGGTTTGTTGAACCTCTGCCATGCGGGTCTGTTCGGCGTTCGTCAATTGCGACTTTACAGCATTGAGTTCAGCTTGCAAGCTCTTCACTGCTGGGTCGGTGTAAGGGGCTTCGCCGGGAGCTTGGAGCTGGGACAAGTCCACTTTGTAGTCTGCGGCAAGCTTTTGGAACAAAGCTGTTTTTTGCTCCGGGCTGCCGAGCGCAAGTGTGTGGTGTGCCTCCATCAGCCCACGTACTTGCGCAACGGGGTCGATGTTGTACTGCGTCAGTACAGGCATGTAGGGGTCCAGGACAGCTTTCATGGACTTGCCAAAGCCAGCATCGACCTTGTAGACCTCGATACCTTTGAAGATGTCCTCTTCGCGCTTGAGGACCTCAGCCTTGGCTTCTGGTGGCAGGGCTGCCCAGGTGGCAGCAGCTTCCTTACGCCAGGTCTTGGGGGGCTCGGCGGTCGGGTCAGGTGCAGCAGGGGCAGTCGCAGGATCAGCAGGAGGGGCTTCGCCGGCTGGGGGTGCCTCGTCAGCAGCCGGGATCTCCGGCATCACAACGTCCAGTTCCGGCAAGCCTTCATCATCAGTTCCGGTACCATCCCCTGGCAAGTCCAGGCCCAAGCCACCAGCGACTTCATCGACAGCAGCACCCATATCAAATTCAAATTCCCCAGGCATTTTCAGTTCCTCACAAGTTCAACATCGAGACCGTTTTGGACTTCGGCAGCAAGCTGCTCCTTTTTCGCAGTAGGGAGGGTCTCAATAAACTCCTCTACCGTTGCATCAACCGCAGCGTCGAGCGCGGCCTCAGAAGCAGCATGTTGGCGTTTGACGCCCTCAGCTTCCCCAGGCTCCAGTACCCGGCAACCGTGTTTTTTCAGATTTTCTTGGTGGGCCTTCCGCCCCTCTACCCAGGCACCGGTGATCGGGCAGTTGTAGCCTGGATAGTCCCCGATGACCATGGGGGCAGACAACTTTCGCTGCATCGTTTGGCGGCAGGTGGGGCAGGTTTCCTCACGATCCAGTTCGACAATCTTTTTGAAGATGTCTTGGTTCCGTGAGCAGGCTGGGCAGTGGTAGGCGTAGAGTGGCATGATTAGTCCAGGAGGGCGAAAGCTACGAGGGCTTCGAGTTCTTCGTCAGACTCTGAAGTGTCCTCGACGATTGTTGTTATGATACTGGCAGTGGGAAGTATGCTGGCAGCTTTTGGCGCCAACACCTTTTCCAAGAGCGCCCTCGCCGCGGCTGTGTCACGCAGCTTGACTGGCGCCTGTTTTGCTGGGGCGAGTGGGAGAGGCTTCGCAAGTTTCTTTTCCGAAGCATTCCACAGTTCTTTGTCAGCTTCCCACCGATGCTTCCGCACAGCGGAGCCGGTATGGCCGCCGCCACCACCACTCGCGCCACTGGTTGCTGGTGGTGAATAAGGTGAGGTGAGCGCGAAGGCTGTGTCCGCCTCAGCAGCAAGCCCAACAGGAAGTGCGAGGGCCCCGCCTGTTGGCAGAGCTGATGCTGTATCCAGTTCCTCTGCGACCCCGGCACCTGTGGAGACTTTACCAACCAGCTGGCTAGCGGTCTCGAGGCTGCTGGTCGTTGTTATTTGAAGTGTCAGTTTTGCTGATAGCTGTCCAGCAACATCAACTTCGACGGCAGGGAGAGTAGGCAGTGTTATGGCGCCAGCCGCCGCTGCGAGAGCAAAAGCCGTGTCAACTTCAAAGGCGGCGCCGACCGCTGCCAGCAGTTTAGTAGTAACTGCTGAGGCACTATCAATCTCTACTGCCTCCCCTACAGGCGACGAGCCTCCGCCACCGGCAGCTTCAAAATAATCAGCTGACAGCAGTTCGCCAGCTAGGCCAGCGTCCCAAACGTCAGCGCCGCCAGAAAGGCCGCGCCTTAGATCGAACTGAGGCTGTTTGACGGCCATGGGTTACTCGTAACGCTCAACACGTAATTCACCCTCTGTTTCCACAAAACCAAAAGGCTTTTTGTCTACGTCAATGCGAACCCCGGTGCGCTCCCCTTCATAGGGCACAACGGTGGCGTCATCTGGAAATGTGGACAGCAGTTCGCGGAGCTGTTTGACCGTCATCAACTTGTTCATCACTTCTCCTTACCCGTGGGCAATTTTGCCCTGCCCGCGGATGGCGGGCGTTGCAGTGGATGTGGCTTGTACGATCAAAGCTAGGCAACTGCCATTCGGAATCTGCGGCAACCCCAACTGAGCCCAGTCGGCAACGTTTGGGAAGTTTGCAACCGGCCCCATCACGGTTGTACGCTGGCGGGTCGCTGTGATGCCAAAGTTACCAGCCGTTCCTGTGGTCGCTGAGAGCGTAACGCTGTTCACACCTCGGATGTATTTCCCAGCCGATGCGCTCACCAGTGGGTAAAGCCTGCCGATTCGTGGTGTAGCTCCAAGAGCAATCGCAGCAAGGTTTCCGGTTGATGCGTCGTCGTATGTGACGTTTACAGTGGCGTTCACGCCGGTAGCACCAAGCTGTGTGTAAACCTCGATGAACCATGAAACGTCTGAGTAATTCGATGCGCCAAGCCGATCCGCCCCGGGGTCGGTGGTTGTCAGGTCGATTGCGCAGCCCGTCGTCTGGGCCGTGGTGATGGTGCCACTTGCACCAGACACGCAGGCAATACGGTCATGAATCTCAAAACTCGAAGTCGCAAGACCGAACGATGCCCAAGCCCAAGCCAGATAGCTGGTCGCTGGTGAAGTTTGGTTAGAAAAGCCGATTGATCCGGCGGTGGCGCTTGTAGGAACAACTGGCGTCGTTCCGGGGGCCGAACCAGCAGAAGGAGTGCCAGCCGAAGTCCACAGGCTAGCCAGTTGACCAACCGCAAAGTTGGCAAGACCGGCCTTGTCGATGATGAACCGGCTTGAGTTGTTCCCCAGCGCGTCAATGAGCTGGTCGCGTGTGGTGATAGTCATACTAGTCTCCTATCAACTGCCAGCTGTAAAGAAAACACCAGCAGTCAACTCGAAATCAATGCCGCTCGGAGTCATCACAGCGTCAAACATTGTCATCGGAATGATGTTGGCGTCAGTGCCAGCAGTAGTGTCGCTGTCGTAGCACACCAGGATTTTACTGATTGCATTGCCTGCTGCAGCTGCCCACAGCGTAGTCGGAAGACTGCGGCTGTTGGTGTTAGCAGTGTCATCCGGTGCTGGGATGGCGACCAACTGCGCATCCGTCAATGTCTTGCGCCCCATCGTGGCCTGCTCGTTGGTGGTGCCCGACAAAAAGGCTGCCAGCGTGTCCGCGTCAATCAGAACAGCGTCGGTTTCCAGGCCAGCCGTCTCGATCGGAATGAGAAGGATAGCGCTGTTCGCCGGGTCATTGTTCTTAACCCGGTCATACAGTTCGTTGACCCGGCCTTTGGAAATGTTGAAGACAATGTTTGCCATGGAGATTCCTTAATTCACAGTCGTCGAAATGGGGTGAGACTCCCAGCCGGAGTCAGTTTTTACAAGCCGTTTTGCTGTGTTGACTTGCGCCAGTGCGGTGCGCAACAGTTCGGGAAGGGAGGTAAGGATACGCTCGACGCCATCTTCCTTCTCTTCCGGCTCGGAGGCTTCCTTCGAAGGCTTTGCACTGGCATCTTGCACTGCTGTGACAGCTCGCTTTTGCTTGTCTGCCAGGTCTTGCTGCGCTCGCTTGTGAGTGTCTTGGACCTTGCGTTCCTGCATGGCCAGTTTTTCCGAGGCAAGCTGTTCCCGCAGAGCGATTTCCTGCATGTCGAAGCGCTTTTGCATTGCGAGTGACTGCTCGTCGAAGTGCTGTTGCAGTTCCTGCTCTTTCTGAGCTGCTGCTTGTGACAGCTTGAGCATCGCTTTGTCCTGCTCAAGCTTGGCGCGCTCTTGCTGTGCCTTCTGCACTTCCTGCTGCAACTGCTTCTGCGCGGCTTCCAGTTCAGGGGAAGACTTTTGCTGAGGTGCCGGCGGCTTCATTTCTTTGAGCAGGTCCTCGAGCTCTGGCCCAAAGCGGAAGCGGCGGACAATTGCCAGCAACATGCCGGAGGCGACCTCAAAGGGCATGGCACCCTCCTGTACCAGCGGGCTGACACCGTTGAGGAACTGACTGATTGCGTTGAGCAGTTCAGCGATGTTCTGCTTATCCTCGGTGGCCTCGGCGTCGACAGTCGAGTTGGTCTCAATATCGATACGGAAGCTGCGCTGGAGGTCGTTCTGCAGCAGTTTGAGGATATCCGTCCAGGAAGGCTGTTGAGCAATCTTGACGATTTCTGGGGGAGGCTGCTGGCCGGTCAGGACAAGCTGCTGAATTTGTGCCAGCACTTGTTGCTTCTGAGCACCTGTGGGAATTGGGAGCCCGGTCATAGCCTGCAGCGTGTCTTCCGACAGCTTCGTGACAGCAATTTCCAGCAGCAACCGCAGACAGTCGCGTGCATAACGGCCGACTTCCTTTTGCATCCGCTTGAGTCGCAGAGTACCCCACTGGTTCTTGAGTTGCTGGGCTCCGAGGGTCTCAGAAGCCTGGGAACTGCCCCGCATGATGTCAGCAATGCCTGTGATTTCATAAATCACTTGCTTGACTTGGTTACGCTGGAGGTAGAGTTGCTGGAGGACAACGACCAGCTTCTCAATCGGCAGCAGCCAGATGGCCTTTTCCAGGGCATTGCCGTTGGCCAGCATGGCTGCGACGTTGTCGGCGGGGACAAGGATGTTGTCATCAGCCTCCATGACCTTGTCGATGCCTTGGACAGTGGCGTCATACATACCACGGACCTTGAGCGCGCTGACAAGCTTGTTGATCCGGGTCGTGACGCGGTTGAGTTCCTTGGCCTGTTCCTCATACATGCGGTAGAGGTTGACAGGGACCAGCGTGCTGATCTTGGGGAGCAGAGTCAGTGGCTTCGGGCAATTAAAGAAACCTGACAGCTTCAACGGGTCGTCAATGACCTTGAGAGGGGCGTCTTTCCAGTTCGGGGTGATGAACAGTACGCGCCGAGTGGTCTTGTCCCAGATTTCATGCACCATGGCAACTTTGGTGCCTTTGGCGCCTTCAGGAGCTTTGCCGGTGTCGTCATCTTCGCGACCTGGCTCTGCCACAGGCACCAGCGAACCGGCAGGGCCGAAGTTTTGCTCCAGCTCTTCCTTCGTCATGAAGTGGGTGTAGTCAACCCAAGGGACGTCCTTCCACTTCTTGGCATAGCCGTGCAGAAACCGGTCCCACGGGACTTCCTCGCCACAAGCGCTTTCATAGGTGACCTTTTCCGGGTCAGCGGCGATGTGACCCTCAGCCTCCGCATCTTCATCCGGGTCAACGACAGCGCCGGAAGTTTCCGCGGCTTCGGCTGCCTTTTCGTTTTGCAGCTTTTCAAACACCGCCTCGTACTTAAACTTGGTCACCCCGCGGCCAGGGACCAGGGCTTCCAGCGTGGCGGACTTGAGCAGTTCGTCGAAGGTCGAGTACTCCGACATACCGTCGTCCAGCAAGTACTCCAGCACCCGTTGACCGGCCTTGGCTGCGAGAGCCCCGAGCGGATCGGCGTCTTTGAAACGGCGCTGCACCACAGGACGCGGTGTGGTGTTGTACAGAGCTGGGGACAGGGTCTCCGTGTTGGAGTAGAGGATGTTGAACTGGTAGGCCTCTTTCTTCTCCCCCTCGTAGAGTTCCACGACAGCATCACCTTGCTTGCGGAAGTCTTTTTCCCGCTGCAGCGCGGCGTCGATTTCCCCGAGCCAGTGCTTGACAAGCTCCGCTTGCTTTTGCGCGAGGTCTTCTTCGGAGCCGGTAGCTGCTACGTCAAGGTTCATGGGTCACCTGGGTGGTTAGTCGGCGGTCGCCTGAATGCGTCGCTGGCGGAGCTGCTCGACGAGTTCGTTGATGGTAAATTCCCCTGGCAAACGGGGCAAGCCGGAGCCTTGGGGAGCGGCGGGGCGGGGCTGCCAGGGGCGGGACATGACAGCATATCGCGTCTCATCGTAAGCGTGGTCTTCGGCCTCGGTATCGACGTCTTCGGGGTCGGTTTCGTCGTGCTGAAGTACCGGGATGGTCCGGATGCTGTCGTTGCAGCAGTCGAGGAAGTACAGCATGGGCAAGCCGTTTTCCCCGACAAGTCGCTGTCGCATAGCCTCAGCCCCGGCCTTGCGCTTGTTATCCGCCCGGCGCCAGCTACAGCGATGTACCGCCATGCTTTCGGCGATCGAAGGCCCGCCGTCGCGGACGTAGATCGAAGGGTCGGCAACGCCGTAGTTGATCCGCTCGGCCTTTTCCCGCTCCCAGACGCCCTTTGCGACCAGATCAGCCGTCATCTTGAGGCCTTTGTTCGGCCCGCTCGCGCCGTACCACTCACGGTACTTGATCATTGCGCCCTTCGGCAGCAGCCGGTCCGACAGCAGGAGGTCCTTGTCAAGCAGGGCGTACCAGCCCACTGAAAAAGGCTTGGCAGAGCCCCAGTCGAATGCCCGGAACCGGGTTAGGTTAGCCCCAAGCTGCGGCAGCACTAGTTGTGTCGACAGCACGTGCTTTTCTTCATCCCACTCATCGAAGAAGGCCCCGTCGATGATATCCCAGTTGCCCTCCAGCCATGCTTTGACCAGCTGTTCGGAGCCGGACTGGCGGAGCCGCAGGACATACGTCGGGTCGTTCCGCATCAGGAGCTGATTGTCCCCCAGCTTCGAAGGAATAAACACGCGATCGAGGGAGACTGTCCGCTTAACCCCGTCGATCACGACTTCGCAATCTTCGACGATGACCTTGAAGCCCCCCGGTGCCGGGTCGATATAGCGGGCCTTTACCCAATTATGCCCCGGGCCACCAGGGTTGCCAGTAAGCCGCATGCCAGTAGGAACGCCAGCACCACTACGCAGTGTTGCGCGCAGCTTGTCAATCGGGCTGGAGTGAGGGAAGTTTGTAAGCTCCTCCACATAGATGCGGGTGTAGGAGTGGCCTTGGTACTCTTCAGCATCAGAATCCCTTTCGAGGTAGGCAAATTTCAGCCGAGCGCCGTTCGCCATTGTCCAGGTCTTTTGCTGCTCGTTATACTTGCCCCCGAGCTTGGGGAAGAGCTGCTTGGTGCGGGCGATCACCTCGGCGAGCTGGACAAGCTTGCGCCGGAAGAAGATACCGATGGCGTGCTCGCCGTACTCAGCAGAGTGCTGCAGCCAGTCACCGATCGAAGACTCTGTCTTCCCCCCACCCCGCGCACCGCCGTAGAAGACCTCGAAGATCGGGCACTCGAGCAGGGCGGTTTGCGGCCCTTCCTGAGGGGACCATATGACGGTCTGGTCAACTTGCGCGGCGAAGGTCATTGGGCCGGGGGAGTTTGCTCAACCACTTTCGCTTCCTCAACCATCTGCCTCAGCGCCGGGCTCGTGCCAGTATACCGCTCGGCCCAGGCCCCAGCATCTGCCACCTTCGTCGGCATCGCCACCACGAAGTTCTGCTGCACGTTCAGATTGTTCTGCCGCGCCCCATACCCCAGGGCCTTTGTAGCCATCCCGGCGGCCTCCATAGCCTGTTCGAAGCTCGGGACCAGTTCCAACTTCTCCAGCACCACATCCAGGCTCTTCGCCGCAACCGCCCGCAGACGCTCGTCGATCGACAAGCCGATGGCGGGGTCAACCAGATCTGCTTTGCGCTGGGCGAGCCGGGCCAAGAAGGCGTCGGAGTTCATCACCCGGCTGACCCAGCCAACCGTGTAACCAAAGTGCTTGGCAATGTCGTTCTGCTTGATCGCAGGCGAAGCAATGATCAGGTCGATCATTGCGTCATGCGTATACTTGACCCGGTCAATGGCCAGTGCGGCCGAAGTCGTACCTTCGAGCGGCGGGCTCTGGCGTCGAAGGAATTCTGCGGTAGCTGCTTGAGTGTCCATTGGGTTCTCCGGTCACGGAACGGGCAGAATAACAGCACTTGTAGTGCTTGTCAAGCGCCACAGAGTTCCGCCTGTCGGTTGAAACACCCACGGGTTATTATTGAGTAACCCCCGGATTTTTCACCGGCCCTGGGGGACTATTGGCCGGGGCTCCTTAAGCAAAACCCCGCCGGCAAACCCCTTTTCGGACTGGCCGTAGTCGGGGCCTGAGAGGGGATGGAAAATAGACCACGCGCGGGGAGGTGTATAGCGGCCTAAACCCCCGCCTGCAGACCCCCCGGCCTGCCGCAGACCACCCTCCGGTCCCAGTTTGCTGGACAAATACACAGTGTGTCAAGTTTCCCGACTCGCGTCGATTTTCTTTACACTGGTAGATCGTTGATTTTATTAGAGATTGCTGAGAATGGTGTCGGGATAATTGACAGGTGGCGCATAGACGGCTGAGGGCGTGTGACGTAACCCATTGATTTTGTTAGAGATTGCTGGTCAGGCACGGGGCTTGCTAATATGTGACCAGCCCCGGCATGTCGCCGGCGGCGCAACCCGTAACACAATGAGGTTATTGACATGACAAACGCAACCAAAACCCCCGCCATCGCCGCTGACATTGTCGGCCTGGATAGCGGCAACCCCGGCCTCGAGCTGGTGTTTGGCAACGGCCGCAGGCTGGCAATTTATGCCCGCGATATCACCACCACCGTGGCCGAATATGCAATGATGCACGGCCTCAAGCAGAAATTGGTCGATGCGGCAGCAATCAGCCGCAATACCGACACAGGCCGGGCCGCGTCGATTGATGACAAATACGAGGCCGTGGCGGAGGTCCATGCGCGCCTGCTGTCCGGCCAATGGAACAAAACCCGCGAAGGTGGCGGTGCCACGGGTGGCCTGCTGTTCCGCGCCCTGTGCCGCATGTACGACGGCAAAAAGACCCCGGAGGCCTTGCGGGAATTTTTGGATGGCAAGACCGATGCCGAGAAGGCCGCGTTGCGCAAAAATTCCAAGGTCGCGGCTATCATTGAGGCCATCCGCGCGGAAAGCGCCAAACCCGACGGGACCGATGCCGATGCCCTGCTGGGTGAGTTGGACGACTAACATCAATGCGCAGGCGATAGGCAAAACCTATCGCCCTTTTTCCAGCCCGGTCCGCCGGGCTTTTTTGTGCCTGAATGGTAATTGTAACAATTGTAACCGACGGCGCGTTTAAACGCGTTTTGGCGGGCAATCGGTCGAGCTGGGGGGTTAGTACCGGGTTTGAAAAACGATGCAACCACGGCCCGATGCGGGGCATTGGCGGGGATTTGTACCATCGGCAAACCATGCCAAAACCCCTCGTCCACGGCACCGCAAACCACCGGGGGATTATCCGCCCATAACGCACTGGTTTTTCCTGCAATCGCCCTGCGTGCGCCTGTGGTTGCCCTAGCGTGCGGTCTGGCGGTAGCCCTCAAAACGTCCGGGTATTTTCTGTTTTTCATGTTGCGGTGACCCCTCCCCCCTCTTCCGTCCTCCCGATAGTCCCTCCCTATCAATATTTTTTTTTAATAGCCGCCGATACAGAAGGGTCTAGGGGGGGGGGTCACGATAACACGGAAAACAGGCTTTATCCGATGGTTTTGAGGGGGTATTTGAGCGCAACACCAGCGCGATTGCCGCATACTCCGGCGATAATGGTTGACAACTGAGGGGTAGGGGGTTATGGTGGTGGTGTTTGGCTTAACGATCCCCAGCCAACGACCCCCTGTGTTTTTAACTGAAAGGATTCCCAATGACTGAGATTGACGTACTGCAGAATGTCTGGCGCAAGGCACTGGACCAGCCCCAGGGCATTACCATCCCCTGCAAGAGTAAAGGAGAGGCGATCCGCCTGCGAATGGCACTGTACCGGGTGGCGAAAGCCGCGCGGCAGGCAGATGCCTCGGTGGATGGGAAACTCCGCCAAGCTGTGATGGAATGTGGGGTTAGTCTTTCCGGGGCTGATGGTGCGACGGTGACTGTGGCGAACAAGGCGAATAGTCAGATGATGCAATCGGTGCTTGCGGTGCTCGGGCAAGTGGAAGACAAATCCGCGGAAGACCTGATGATTCAAGAGTCGCAGGACAAACTGCTGCAGAAACTGGCCGGGCTTGAGCCAGATGCCCCGGCGGAGCAGCCCGCGACACGTTCGACACCTTACTACACCCGCTGACCATGCCACGGACGAAGGTTAAACCACCGAATCGGTATCTGGCCAGTTGGCATGATGCGCTCAACTATCTGGCAGTTGGGGATGTAAGGCCGGATGGGCGCAGCGTACTGCTGCAGAGCTTTGGTAATGAAAAGGAAGCCCGGACTGCGCACTTCAAAGCCCGGTCCATGCGGGCATCGGTGAGGGAGTATCCGGGGTGGCCAGCAGCTGTCCGGCAGATGGTACTGGCAGGTGAACTGTCGTTCTATCGTGATGGTCAGAGGCTTTATGCCCACCGATCCCCGGCCCTCACGCCGCTGAGCCAGATAGTCGCAAATATTCCAAAGTGATGCAAAAAACCACTTGACAGGCTTCGCCCGCCTCCGCATACTACACACAACGCGGCGCAATGTTGGACAATTTAGGCAGTGCCCGACAGTTCCGCGTCAACCCCCTTAGCACTGCCTGCAACACCCTGGAGATTTCTCATGGCCGAAGCCAACCAAAAAACCCAAGTCGAGACCGTGGAGATGACCGATGGTCGTCTGGTCGATTTCGCGGGCAAGCGCAAGCTGCTCAAGGAAAGCATCCTCGGCGCCGACGGCACCGTGCAGGTCCGCCTCGACTTCCGCAATGGCGAAACCCGCCTGTTCACCGTGCCGGGCGTGATGCTGGGCAAGTTCGCCGCTCACGGCGCCGAGCAAAAGCTGGGCGATGAGATCGCCGGTCTGGATGATGTGGGCGACTGCGTGCTGGCCATCGACGAGCTGGTCGACCGCCTGTACAACGGCGAGTGGGGCATCAAGCGCGAAGCCAACGGCATGGCCGGCACCAGCGTGCTGCTGAAGGCCCTGGTCGAGCACACCGGCAAGACGGTGGAGCAGATCAAGGCGTTCCTGGCCAACAAGACGCAGGCGGAAAAGGTCGCCCTGCGCAACAACCCCAAGGTCAAGCCCATCGTGCAGCGCATCGAGGAAGAGAAGGCCGCCAAGGGCAGCAAGGTCGACACCGACGCGATGCTGGGCGAGCTGGGCTGATCCAGCAAAACCTGGGCTGGTGGGTGTCACCAGTCTGACGCCGGTGAATAGAACCGGGCCGGACGCCTGCGGATTACCTCCCCGCAGGCGTTTGTGCTTGGCGCTGGCGGATGGTAAGTGATAGTGGCCGGGACGCAGTGCTTGGTTGACGCCGGGGGATTATTGTGAGATAATACCGGGGTGAATGGATAAACCATCACCCGTTAAGGCCCGGCAGGCCTAGGAGGTTTGGTAATGAAAGCTTACAAAGCAAAGAACGGGGAGCAGCAGTTCATGCCCTCGGTCGAGGAACTTCAAGACATGGATGATGATGGGGAAGGGTTCTGCCTTGCCTGCGGCAACACACAGCCGGCTGAGCCGGATGCGGTGCGGTATGAGTGTGAGACCTGTGGTGCCCATAAGGTTTATGGTGCCGCGGAGCTGGCGCTCTTGGGCCTTGCACATTAAGGAGCAATCATGAAGCTAGTGAATAAACTCACAGGCAATGAAGTGCTGGTAGGTCACAAGATCATGCTCAGCACTGGTAACGTCGTGACGGTAACGTCAATTCAGGAGCCGCGTCACGGCGGCTCGACTGGCCGGGTCTATGTCAAGTACCCAATCAGCAAAAATGAGATCGGCTTCTATCCTTCGGTAGTTGGCGCTCACTGGGTCGACCGCGAAGATCGGGAGCAATCATGAACAACACACTGCTTCCTGATGAACTGGAAGAAGGTCTGCCCACGGGCGACGACAGCATGCTGCCAGCGGCTACCGCCGAGGAACTCGAACTCGAAGACGACAGCGACGAAGCCATCACCGATCTGCTCGAAGAGCTGATGACTGCTGACGAGGAGGTTGACCCTCTCGACGCACTGCTTGAAGAGTCCCTCGAAACCGTCCGCGAGGCCAAGGAAGCCAAAGCTGCCCGCGAGCGTGCCAAGCGTGGTGGGCAGACCGCAGCCGAGCAAGCGGAGGACGCCGAGCGCATCCGTCGCTGGGAACTGGCCAACGAGTGGAAAGCTGTAGCGAACGTCGCAGTGTTCGACCGCCATGACTGCTCTTGCGGCCATGTCAGCCTGTCGTTCAGCCAGCTCATGACTCGCCAGCAGCATCGCCACCTGCGCGACAGCCAGCGCTGGCAAGCCACGGACAAGAATCTCGTGGACTTGCCCAGCGAGACCGTGTACCGCGAGCGCCATGTCAGGATGTGCACGAACTGCGCGCCGGTCCATGGCTTCAGCCTCACCGCCGCAACCATCTGGAAGGAATAATCAAATGACCCCCAGCATACTCGGCCAGCACATGCTGCCAGATTCTCACAGCGATGCCAGCCTGCTCGCCTCCGAAAACCGCCTGCGGTTCAAGACCTGCAGGGACTGCCACAAGTCGCTCAACAGCCCGCATGCTGCCAAGACTCCCGCGGGCTGGCGCGAGACCCAGATCTCCGGCATGTGCGAGCCTTGTTTTGACGCCCTGTTTGAGGAGCCGGAAGCATGATCGCCGAAGACTACTCCACACGTCGCTTCCCACGCACGCTCGAAGAGGCCTTCGGGCCTTACCAGCGCCAAGGGCTTGTCGAAGTCAACCAGCCCCTCGAACCCGCCCGCATTGCTCTTGGCGCCGCATACGCGCTGGCCTTCGCAATGCTCCTTGCAATCCTTTTTGGAGTCATACCATCATGAAACTAACCAAGCTCCTTTCACAGCATCGCTACGACTTCACGGCTCTTATGGTGTGCGAACACTGCGGGACGGAAGAAAAGCTCACAATTGGTTACGATGACCTTTATTACCACGAACAAGTGATCCCAGGGTTTTACTGCCCCGCCTGCGGGCGCAACCGTGCTGGAGAGCAGAGGCCGGGAGAAGCATCATGAGAGACTACAACTCTTTCCACGCTGTCGATACCAGCAAGCTTGCTGAGGATGATGGATGCTCCGTCGGCGACTGCTGTCTGCCGATCCAGTACGCCGAGGGCGAAGAAGATCTCTGGACCCCTGTACCATTCCACCAGTGGTTTCCAATGCTCATTGCCGGTGTACTGGCACTGGCTGCTGACGTTGCCCTTTTGTTCTACCTTGGAGCTTTCTAACCATGCCACGCCCACGCAAGACCGATCGACCGATCGAAAAAAATATCTCCTTGCCGACGAGTACCGTCGCGCGAGTGGAGCTGGAACTGTTCAGCGAACTGGAGGGGAAAGTCCCCTTCGGCGCGTGGCAGAAGTTCCTCGTCGGGCTGATTGATCAGCACTTCTCCCGCCTTGAACGGCAAGCTGCGCTGGAAAAAGCGCTTAACGAACTCCACGACCATGGAGATCAAGAACGCGCGCACCTTGTGGCTGATATGCTTCTACTCGAAGCTCTCAAAGCCGAAGGCTATCATCGAGCGGAAAATGCTTTTGATGGCGTGCCTAAGTGGTATGCTTGATAGTCGCCGGCCCCACTAACCCTCAATAAAACACACCATGCACACAGCACCTATCCACTACCTTGCCGGTCCTTACACCAGCAGCAGTTCAACCGTCCGCAACATGCGAGAGCATGGCCTGACCATCGCCGCTGCCCGCCTGATGGATGAAGGCAAGACAGTCTTCTCCCCCATCACTCATGGGCATCAGATCAGCTACCATCTGTCTACGCCAGACGATCACCAGTTCTGGATGCGGCAGTGCCTGCCATTGCTTCATGCTGCACAAGAGCTAGTCGTGCTGCCAACAGCTGCTTGGCGAGAAAGCCTTGGGCTGCGGAAAGAGCTTGCTTTTTTCGCCGAACAAAAGCGGCCGATCAGCTTCATCCAGTGGGCTGATTTCCCTTACTACCTTGACACGCTCGATGAAGATGCAATTGCCCAAAACAACTGGAAGCTCCACAAATGACAACCAGCATGTGGAACCCCTACCCAGGGGTACCTAACCCAAGTCTAGTGCAAGTTGCCGAGTATGTGAATGCTGCGAGCACCCCCGAGGAGCGGGTTAAACGCAAGCAGCAGGTATTCGGTTTCGTCTACTCAGCAGATCCGAAAAAAATCAGCGGTTTTATCAACTACTTACAGAGAAGCAATAAACAGCTATGACTAAACCACTTTTCCAGGAGCAATCCGAGGCACTCGACTCCATCATCACTTGGCTTGGAAGCGACGAGCCCTTTTTTGTCTTGTCCGGCGGTGCTGGCACCGGCAAAACCTTCTGCGTGCGTGAACTCGTCAACCGCACCAAAGGCCGCTTTGTCTTCACCGCACCAACGAACAAGGCTACGAAGGAACTTCGCAGCAGCGTGACGACGGTCGACTACAAGCCGGAGTGCCGGACGATCTTTTCCTTACTCGGCCTGCGGCTCGAAGCCTCGGGGGAGATTAAAGAACTCACCGCGCCAGAAGATCCGCTGGACCTGTCAGCCTACAAGGCTGTCGTGGTCGATGAAAGCTCGATGAATTCGAGCAAGCTCATGGGCTTCATCCGGCATGCACAGGAAACCTACGGCGTCAAGTTCCTGTTCATGGGAGATGATGCGCAGCTGCCTCCGGTTGGGGAGATAACCAGTCCCGTCTGGAAAATCGAAAACGGCTTTCAGTTAAAAACCGTCCGCCGTCACGACAACCAGATCCTGGAACTCGTCACACGCATCCGCGCTGTTGTCAATCACCCAGCACCAAACATCAAGCTGCTCGACAACCACGACGACGAGCAAGGTGTCTGGAAACTCACACAGCCGCAGTTCCTTGCCACCATCGCCGAGCACGCAGAGTCTGGCGGCTTCTCCCAACCCTCCGGAAGCAAAGCAATCGCGTGGCGCAATGTGACTGTCGACAGTCTGAACAAGTTCATCCGCAGCCACATCTTCCCCGATGTCACCGATCCCTGGGTCGCTGGCGACCGTGTCATCTTCACCGCCCCTGCCAAAGACCTTGACGACCAGACCGTCGCCACTACCGACGACGAGGGGCTTGTCGAACGGGTCGAAACCGAGTACCATGCCCTTTATGGCGAATTCAAAATACACCGCATCTCCATCACGCTTGACACGAACGCGACTGTCGTGGCACGCGTACTGCACCCAGACAGTCAGCTCCGCTACGCCCAGCGTGTCGAAGAACTCTCCGCCGCCGCGCGGACGAACTCCCGCAAGTGGAAAGACTTCTGGGCCTTCAAGGAAGCATTCCACAGCCTTCGGCACGCTTATGCTATCACCGCCCACCGTGCGCAAGGTTCTACTTACGACTGCGCTTTCGTGGACTGGCGGGACGTGCTGCTGAACCGCAACCGGCAGGAAGCATTCCGCTGCCTCTACGTGGCGTGTTCGCGCCCGAAGAGAGCGCTCGTTTTGAACTAAACTGACCGCTTGTGTGTTGACACCTGGGGATTACCCGGTGATAATACATGGGTGTTTCAACTTAACTGGAGTCCTTTATGCAATCCCCTCCCTTCCGCAAGCGCTTCCTCCCCGCGATGATCGCGCAGATCTGGTCTGTCCGACACACGCCGCAGATGTTGTCTTGGCTCTCCCGCCCACGCTAAGGAACCATCATGGCCGCACAATCACCTGAACTGCAGATGAAGGTCCAGCAATGGAGGCAAAAAGCCCGCGATGGAACGCTGACTCAAGCCGAAATGAGCGAGGCCGTGGCCGCCTTGCGCACGGATCGTGGGGCGACGCCACAGGCAACCGCGGGCAGCCGTGTGTCTGCTGGTCGCAAGGCCGCCGCGAAGAAGCCGAACGGCGATGATTTGTTGAGTGAACTGGAGGGGATGTAACATGGCTACCAAACGAACTGCGCAAGCGAAGGCAACAGCTGCCCCCTCGCTAGCACTCACAAACTGCAGCTCCATAGCCGAGGCAGCTAAGATGCTGCCAGAGCAGGTAGGGGCTTTGGCAGAACTTGCCCGTGCCTCGACCGCGCACGTCAAGGCTATCGAAGCTATTGCAGCTGCTTTGAAAGGGTCGGGCGGTACGATAAACGGTAACGGGATTCAGGTGGCCGGTTGTCACTTTAACAGGCAGGAGTAAGGTATGACCGAACAAACCAAGGCCGAGAAGCTGGCGGCTGAGCTTACTTATAGCTTCGGTAGAAATCCCACAGTAGTACGCGCAGAAGCCGCCGCCGAGTTGCGCCGCCTGTCACCGATGGAGGGCATGTTGCGCGGTGCGTTGTCGGCACTGACAGAAATAGAAATAGAGGTTTCTGCACTGCGTGCTGAGTGCGAAGCGCTGCGGAAGGATGCGAATAGGTATGCAAAGGCCAGGCACTTCATTGGGGCATCAAAAGCAAACGGAAGTCAGTTCTTCCATCTTCAAACTTTGCGACCGCTAGGAAACATCATGAAAGGTTCCGTTGCACAACATTTTGATGTTGCCATCGACGCAGCAATGGGAGAAAAGCATGAATGAGCAGGTCGAGCGCGAAGCGTTTGAAGCAGCTTTTCCGATTCCTGAATGCATGGTCATGTGGGATGGAGCGGCTTACATCCCGGAAAAAAGATTCATAGATTCGTATCGGGCAGACAGGTACTGCGGCCAGTGGTTGGCATGGAAAGCACGAGCAGCCATCCAGGCTCTCGCACCTGCGCCTGCTGTGCCGGATGATTCGGCTGTGGTACCGCGTGACTTTGTTCGTGCTCTCGGAACACTGGTCCACAACTACAGCCTAAGAGCAGAGCCAGCAGGCCATTACTCAGGAGTTGAGCGCGATGCTTTTGCCGCCGCTTACCGTGAGTGTGGCAGAGCACTTGCCGGTGTTTGGGCCATGCTCTCAGCAGCACCCCAGCCAGCCCAGCAGGCAGCGCACCCTGATGATGAAGCTGTCGACCACTTCGCAGCAGCCATGAAACAAAAACTGGCACTGGCCCGCACAAAGGGCCGTGGCGGATGGCAGACGTGCGGCAAGGACGACCTTAGCCGGATGCTGCGCGAGCACGTTGAGAAAGGTGATCCGCGCGACGTGGCGAACTTCTGCATGTTCTTGTGGTCGCTTGGTCACGGCATCGCGCAGCAAGGGCCAGCGGGAGAGGCTGTCTATCAATACCAACTTCACGACAAGGCTTGGATTGACCAGACGGAAGATAGCTACAGATACAACTTGTCTCTAGGCTCTGCAACTGTTCGTGTTCTTTACACCCGCCCACAGCAGCCGCTGACTGAAGAGCAGGTTGATGCCGCTATAGGCTTCAGCAACCCACATTCACGATACAGCTTCGCCCACGCAATCGAGCGTGCGCACAAGATCGGAGTAAAATAATGTTCGGACTAACCAAAAGAGAGCAGCGCTGGAAGGCAGAGCAAAAAGTTGCCGAGGCCCTGATCCCGCTGCTTTCAGCAACCATCAAAGCAGCAGCCGACATTCGGGTGGCCGAGGCTAACGAAGAGATCGCACGGCTTCGCGCGGAAGTAGCCAGGCTAACCGCAACTGCCCCAGCACCTGACACAAAAGTCTAGCCCCTTTAGGGATTCTCCCAGAGTCCCTAACAGGCTACGCTTGGTAGCGCATACCACTGGAGATTTTCACATGGCACGATTGACCCTTTCTGAACAAGTCAATGCTCAGGCTTCCCGCATTGCAGAATTGACGGCGGACTTGCACGCCGTTTCACAGGAACTCGCAACCACCCAAGGCAGCCTTTCGGCACAAGCGGCCGATGCACAGCGCATGCGCGCGCTGCTCGACGAAGTCCCCAAGCTCCGCGAGGACCTCGCCAAGCTCACCAAGGAGCGTGACGATGCGAAGCGCACCTACGAGTACCGTGACAAGGCTGCCGACAAAGCGGAAGGCGAGATCGAACAAGCCCACGCGGTCCTGGACGGTGTTGAGGGTGCTCCGACGCGGGACTACGAACTCGAGGGCAGCTACGGAAAGCGCCAGCGCAATGTCGTCACCCGGCTCGCCGGTGCTTTCTTGGCCATCGCGAAGAATGGCGGCACGAAATGACTGCTTCCAAACCCATGTTCCCCCACACCTTCGACAGCACCATGCTGGCCGCGTTTGCATCTTGCCCTCACAAGATGTACCGCACCTACGTCGAGCACTGGAAGCCGAAGTCCGAATCCGTCCACCTCGTCGCCGGCGGGGCCTTTGCCAAGGGCATTGAGGTCGCACGCAAGGCGTTCTACGAAGAAGGCAAGTCCCGGCAAGACGCCGAGGGCGACGGCCTCGCTGCACTGCTGCTGGCCTACGGCGACTTCGAATGCCCGCCTGACTCCGCCAAGTCCCTCGAACGCACTGCCGGCGCCCTGGAATTCTACTACGCCAACTACCCCTTCGGCGAGTGTGGCTTGACCCCGATCAAGTTCCCCGATGGTCGTTGGGCGATCGAGTTCTCCTTCGCCGAGCCTCTCGACATTGCCCATCCAGTTACCGGCGACCCGATCCTTTACACCGGCCGGCTGGACTGCATCGGGGACTTCGCCGGCGGCATCTACGGCGTTGACGAAAAGACCGCCTCCTCTCTCGGCGCCAGCTGGTCGAAGCAGTGGGAAATGCGCAGCCAGTTCACTGGCTACCAGTGGGCGGCCAACCGTGCAGGGGTCAATATGCAAGGCTCACTGGTCCGCGGTGTCAGCATCTTGAAAACCAAGTACGACACCCAACAGGCCATCACCTACCGTTCCCCTTACGAGGTCGAGCGCTGGTACAAGCAGACCCTTCGTCACATCGAGCGAGCGATCGCTATGTGGAAAGACGGGTACTGGGACTTCGACCTCAACCACGCTTGCGCCGAGTACGGTGGCTGCAACATGGTCACCATCTGCAAGTCGGCCACGCCGGAAGACTGGCTGCCGATGTACTTCGAGCGCCGGGTCTGGGACCCACTGGCGCGGCGGGAACTGTCGGTGGCTGAGTGGGAAGCGAGCTGGGGGCATCAATTATGAGACTCCTTCGCCTTACACGAACAAGTTTCAAGGGTTTTGAGCCTGTCTGGGTAAACCCTGGGCGGATCACGATGGTGACGCCAGGGCAACAGAACGGCGCTGTGGTGTGGTTCGGTAAGACAGAGGTTGCTGTGCAGGAAAGCCCTGAGCAAATTGCAGCCTTGGTCAAATCCGCCGACATTACCCCGGTATAACCCCCCGGACCTATGCGCCAGCACTTCTTCATTGAAGGCCGCTACCTCGGCAGTGCCTCCCGGAGCCCTTTCTTCCGCGAGCCGCTGCTGGGGCAGCTTCCCCTCAGCAAGCTCTTCTACTGCAGCCACTGCGGGGAAGTGTTTGCCAAGTGTCCTGTCGAATTAGTTGACAACTCGACTACCGCGTGGCAAGCTGTCTATGGGTGCTGTCGCAAATGTGAGCCTTTCGGCCTGCAAGTCCCGGGCAGTATCTGGCATTTCGAAGCCGAATTCACAGCAGCATTCCCCGATGCCGTGTTGCTGTGGGAAGTCAACAGGCATCTTGACAACTATCAGGAAACATCATGAGTTCCCCTCTCCCCGAATCCACTGCCCCTGCGGCAGCCTCCGCCCTTGCTGGCGTCAACGTCATGCTCATGGGACCAGCCGGCACTGGCAAAACCCACTCCATCGGCACGCTCGTCGACCAGGGCATCGAAGTCTTCTACGTCGGGCTCGAGCCCGGCCTCGAGTCTTTGTTGGGCTACTACACCGATCGCGGCTTGCCGATTCCGCCCAACCTCCACTGGCACACCGTCGCAGCCCCGACCGCCTCCTTCACCGAGATGATCGACAACGCGAACAAGATCAACCAGTTCTCCCTCGAGTCCCTCGCCAAGATGGCCGACCCAAACAAGGGCAAGCACAACCAGTTCGTGACCTTGCTCAACGCTTTGAACGACTTTACCGACGACCGCACGAAGCAGAAGTTCGGCGCCGTCAACTCCTGGTCCACCGACCGGGCGCTGGTGATCGACGGCCTGACAGGCATGTGCCGCTGTGCCATGTCCCTTGTCGTTGGCGGCAAGGCAGTCAAGTCGCAATCCGATTGGGGCATTGCCCAAGACACCGTCGAAAAGCTCGTCCGAATGCTCTGCGACAACTGCCGGTGCCACTTCGTCTTGCTCGCCCACGTCGAACGCGAAACCGACCAGATCCTCGGTGGTGTGAAGTTGATGCCGTCGGCTCTGGGCAAGGCGCTGCCTCCGAAACTTCCGCCCATGTTCTCCGATGCAATCTTGACTGTCCGCGAAGGTTCGGCCTGGAAGTGGGACACCGCCTCCGCCATGGCCGACGTCAAGACCCGCAACCTTCCGATCAACGCGAACAACGCACCTTCGTTTGAACCAATCATCAAGAAGTGGAAAACCCGTGGCGGTGTCGTTTAAGCCTAGGCTTGACAAACGCGGACGCCCTGTCTGCGACTGCGGAGGCTACAAATTCCCGCACCGCAAAGGCAGTGGCGCCTGTTACTTCTCCCTCTACTGTGACCAGCATCACGCACTTCGCGCCGGGGCTTCGCCTGAAGAAGCCCTCGCCCTTCTCTCAGCAGCAGCCATTGAAAGGAAATACCCGAACCCACAAAACTCCCTCAATTTTGATTGACACGCTGGCCCTTCCCTGCCACAATCAATTCCCCAACCCGCATAGCGAGTGGCGACTGCTTGCCAAACGGGTGTTTTCACAGTCGCAATCCTCAACCCTCCTTTAAGGAAATTCTCATGTCCGTCTTTTCTCCTGAACAATTCCTCGACCTCCAGATCAACGAAGCCAACGACACCAAGGTCGTCCCTGTCCCCACCGGCGAGTTCCTCGCGCTGATCGGTGAGGTCAAAGTCGTGCCGTGGGCCAAGAAGGACGACCCGTCCGTTGCCGGCCTGAAGCTGCAGATCACCTGGGAAATCGACAGCCCGGAAGTCAAGCAGCTGCTCGGCCGCGACAAGGTCACCGTGCGCCAAGACCAGATGCTGGACATGACCGAGTCTGGTGGCCTGGACATGGGCAAGGGTCGCAACGTCGGCTTGGGCCGTCTCCGCGAAGCCACGGGCCTGAACACCCCCGGCCAGCCGTTCTCCTTCACCATGCTGACTGGTCGCATGGCCAAAGTGCTGATCAAGCACCGCGCCGGTGACGGTGACACGATCTACTCGGAAGTCAAGGGCGTGGCCAAGGTCAGCTAACTACTGCCAGCCGCCGCCACTGCCCCCGAGGCGTTATTCGGGGGCACCTTTTTCTTTTGGAGCAATCCCATGTCAGTCACCATCACCCCCACGGTCGGTCGCAAAGTCTACTTTTTCGCGGATGCCGAACAGTTTGAACCGCACGATGCCACCATCATCAAAGTCTGTGCCCCGCACTGGCAAGCCAATCCCTTCACCTTGGTCAACCTGTTCGTCATTGACCCTGAAGGCGAGCAGTCCACCGTGTTCAACGTGCCCTGCAGCCCCACGCCGGTGCCGTACCCCCACTTCCGCTGGATGGACTACCAGCTGAAGCAGGCGGAATCGCCGCGCAAAGCCAACTCGCAGGACGTGCCGCAGGTGGACTTGGGTTATGTGATCAAGGCAGCAAATCCCTGCCGCGGCTGCTGAATGCCAGCAACGACGTTCCTCCGAGTCGCTAATCGGAGGGTATAAAGGTTGATAGCTGACTAGCAATAGGCAGGGCAGAGCGGTGGAGCGTGGGCATTGCCAGATCAGTCACCACCTCAGCTATCGACCTTTACACCCCAACAGCCTTTGCTGCCCGCAGCATCGCAGTTGCCCGCCCGGCGTCCTCCCTGTCTCCTCCTCCCTCCGCCGGGTGTTCGCTGCTGGGGCTTTTTATACTATCGCAAGGTTCTTACCTGTGACCGCCCTTTGTACAAAAACGCCGATTAAGCACACCCCGCAATCGGCGTTTGCTTTGGGTGGGTATACCACGGTATCAACCCGCGAAAATAACCGCACGGCGGGGCCATTCCGGCCCGCGGCGGGGCATCCCTTCCCCCTGTTCTGTAACCCTCGCGCCACCCGGCGCATAACCCGCTGGAGTATCCCCAAGTGAACATCATCAACCGATCCCAGGTCGCAATTCTCCCCGACCGCCAACGGCAAGAATTCGAACCCGAAGCCATGCAGGAGCTGATCAGTTCGATTGAAGACAACCAGCTCATGCACCCGCCAGTGCTGCGCACTCCCAATGCTGCAGACCGCGAAAAGTTCCCCGACTTCCCGCTCGATGGCAAGATGGTGCTGGTGGCTGGCGAACGCCGCTTCCGAGCAATCAGTGAAATCTACGAACTCGGTGGGCAGTTTCGTCACAACGGTCAGCTGTTTTCTGCTGAGCAAAACCGCATCCCTTACACCGACCTCGGCAGTCTCGATGAACTGTCCGCGGAAGAAGCGGAACTGGACGAGAACCTCAAACGTCGGGACTTGTCGTGGAAAGAACTTGCCGCCGCGCACGACCGGCTGCACCGCCTGCGGGTCAAACAGCGCAATGCCGAGAACAGCGAAGCTCTGATCCTCGAGCAGCCGGTCAAGCCTTCCCACACCGTGGCCGACACCGCCCAGGAACTCACTGGCCGCCGCGATGGCGCTTACCAAGACAACATCCGCAAGGAACTGATCGTCGCCAAGCACCTGCACAACCCGGAAGTGGCAAAAGCCAAGTCTGTCGACGAGGCATTCAAGATCTTGCGCAAGCAAGAAGAGACCTCGAAGAACGTTGAGCTGGCTCGTGTGGTCGGGGCGACGTTCAATGCGGACAAACATCAGCTGTTCAACGTCAACTGCCTGAAGTACATGGCTGGCGTCGCAGAGCGTCAAGACCCGGCAGAGCTATTTGACGTCATCCTGACCGACCCGCCTTATGGCATGGGAGCCCACGAATTTGGTGATGGCGCAGGCAAGGTCGCGAACAGCGAGCATCACTATGACGACTCCTACGAGAACTGGAAGCTTCTCATGGGAGGGGATCATGGAATGGGTGTCGAAGGTTGGTGCGAACTGTCCTACAAAGTCTGCAAGCCACAGGCTCACGCCTATGTCTTTTGCGATATCGACCGCTTCCACGAACTCAAGACGATGATGCAGTTCTTCGGCTGGTACGTCTTCCGCACACCCCTGATCAACCACAAGATGAACTCCGGCCGCGTGCCCTTGCCAGACAAAGGCCCGCGTCGCCAGTACGAAATCATCCTCTATGCAATCAAAGGCGGCAAGACCACGACTCACATCTATCCTGACGTGATCAGCACTTCCGCCGACGAAAACCTGACCCACGGTGCGCAGAAGCCTGTTGCCTTGTACCAGAATCTGCTGCAACGCAGTGTCAAACCCGGCGACCGTGTTGCGGACTTTTTCGCCGGCTCCGGTACGATCTTCGAGGCCGCACACAACTTCAAGTGCTCTGCCATCGGCACCGAACAGGAGGCAGAGTACTACGGCATGTCCCTGGCCCGTCTCAAGCGTCTCAAAGCCCTGGAAGAGCCGTCGCCCTTCTAACCACTATGCACAACGAGCACGTTTACAAATACTGGCGGTGGAGGGCTTGGTGCGCTGAGTCTTCCTATCGGATGCTCGCCGCCACCTTTTTCTACCAATGGGCACAAGACGAGAGGAATTCACAATGCAAGTTCAGCCATCAGGACCAGTACCTGCCAGGATAATGATCGTGGGGGAAGCCCCAGGGGAGATGGAGGTCAAGCTTGGCGTACCCTTCGCTGGCTATGGCGGGCAGGAGCTTTCCAAGATGCTTGCGGAAGCCGGGATCATGCGGTCCGCTTGCTTCCTGACCAACGTCATCCGCATCCGCCCACCAGCCAATGATATCGGAGCTTTTATCGCAATGAAGAAGGCCGACATTTCCCCGCAGCACGGTATCGTGCGTGACAAGCACTGCCTGCCGCCGGTGTGGGAGGGGCTGGAACTGCTCAAGCGCGAGATCGAGATGGTGAGACCAAACATCATCATCGCCTTGGGCAACGCTGCCATGTGGGCTTTGACAGGCAAATGGGGCATCACTTCCTGGCGGGGGTCCGTGCTGCAAACTGACCTCGACTTGGCCCTGGACTACAAGCCCAAGGTCCTGCCAACCTATTCCCCTGCTATGGTCATGCGGCAGTGGAGCTGGCGGCCCGTGCTCGTTCACGACTTGCGGCGTGCGAAGAAGCACGAGAACAGTCAGGATTTAATCCGCCCGGATTATCGGTTTGTAACCCGCCCGGATTTCGCAACTGCTTGCGAGCACCTCGACCTTCTTCAGCAGATCGCCGATGTTCGTGAACTCCCTTTGTCCTGTGACATTGAAACTCGTGCAGGGCATATTGCCTGTATCGGCCTCGCATGGTCGAAGCTCGAGGCAATCTGTTTCCCGCTGCTCTGCGTCGAGCGCAAAGACGGCTACTGGTCCGCTGAGGAAGAAGAGGTCCTCATGTGGAAGCTTTACAAACTCCTCACCCATCCAAACTGCAAGGTCATCGGCCAGAACTTCTCTTACGACGCGCAGTATTTCTACCGCCACCTTCACTATCTCCCCAACCTCGCTCGCGACACAATGCTGGCCCAGCACGTGTGCTTCTCCAACATGCAGAAGGGTCTCGACTTCCTCTCCTCCATGTACTGCGAGCACCACGAGTACTGGAAGGACGATGGCAAGACTTGGGATGAAAAAACCGGTGAAGATCAGCTCTGGCGCTACAACTGCCAAGACGCCGTCATCACTTTTGAAGTCGACGCCGTCGAGCAAGTCACTGTCGACACTATGAAGCTCCGCGAGGTCCACGACTTCCAACAGCGGTTATTCTGGCCAGTGCTGCGCACGATGAACAAAGGTCTGCGAGTTGACCATGCCCGCCGGAGCAGCTTCGCCATGGACCTCATGGATGAAATTGCCACTCGCGAGCAGTGGCTGATCGACGTCCTGGGAACTCCGGTCAACATCAAGTCACCTAAACAAATGCAGGAGTTGTTTTATGGAAGCCTGGGGCAGAAACCAATCATCAACCGTAAGACAGGCACGGTTACGTGTGATGACGAGGCGCTTAGCAAGATCGCTGATCGAGAGCCTATCCTACGACCAGTCATCAAGAAAATTCAAGAGCTCCGGTCTCTTGGTGTTTTCCTCTCCACCTTCGTCAACGCACCTCTCGATATTGACGGCAGAATGCGCTGCAGTTTTAACATCGCTGGAACTGAAACCTACCGTTTTTCCTCGTCAACCAATGCGTTTGGGACAGGGCTCAACCTCCAGAATATCCCAAAGGGCGGCGGCGACGACGAACTTGAGTTACCTAATGTTCGAAGCCTCTTTATCCCCGACCCAGGGTACACCTTCTTCGACATTGACCTATCTTCGGCTGACTTGCGAATCGTCGTTTGGGAGGCCGATGAGCCGGAGATGAAGGCCTTGCTGTTGGCAGGCCTGGACCCTTATACCGAAATCGCCAAGGAATTTTACCATGATCCGACTATCTCCAAAAAGGACCCACGTCGGCAAACTTTCAAGTCGTTCGCTCATGGGACCAATTACCTTGGCTCTGCGAAGGGGCTTGCCGAGCGTCTGGGCCTCTCAGTTCACGAAGCTGAAAAAACTCAGAAGTGGTACTTTGGCCGGTTTCCGAGGATCAAGGCGTGGCAAGACGACCTCAAGGACCAGGTGTTCAAGCGTCGGATGGTTGAGAATGTGTTCGGTTATCGCCAGTACTTCTTCGACCGCATCGAGGGTACCATTTTCAATCAGGCAGCCGCTTGGATTCCACAGTCAACTGTGGCATGCTTGATAAACCGTGCGTATGTCAAGATCGACGAGGAGCTTCCACAGGTCGACATTCTCCTTCAGGTTCATGATTCGCTGGCCGGCCAGTACCCGACTCACCTCGGAGACTGGATGAAAAACAAGATTGTCGAGGCAGCAGAAATTCCTCTGCCCTATGACGATCCACTGACAATCCCTGTGGGGGTCAAGGTGTCAACTGCTTCCTGGGGCGATTGCGATTGATATGGCAAGACACTATAAGGACTGGATTGGGGAGTACTTGCAGTATGCTGCGCACAGCGAAGCTCCGAGGCACATGCACTTCTGGTGCGCGGTGTCCGCTGTAGCTGGCGCGCTACGAAGAAAGGTCTGGATAGATCAGGCCTATTTCAAGTGGCACTGCAATATGTACATCTGCCTTGTAGCTCCCCCCGGGATTGTCAGCAAATCAACAACTGCTAGCATCGCTATTGGTTTGCTGCGGAAGGTGCCGGGGATCAAGTTTGGACCGGACGTTGTGACTTGGCCCGCTCTCGTCAGCGCCTTTGCGGACTCCACAGAAGGCTTCGACTACGACGGCGGCATCCACGCCATGTCTGCCCTCACCCTCGAATCCTCCGAGTTCGGTAACTTGCTCAACCCCCAAGACAAGGAGATGGTCGATCTGCTTGTCAGTCTCTGGGACGGCAAGCAGGGTAACTTCGAAAAGACCACGAAGCATTCCGGGAAGGACACCGTTGAAAACCCTTGGATCAATCTAATTGCCTGCACTACCCCAGCATGGATTGCAGGCAACTTTCCCGAGTACATGATCGGGGGCGGCTTTACTTCCCGAACAATCTTTGTCTACGCTGATGAGAAAGCTAAGTATGTCGCCTATCCCGGCCTGGAAGTCCCGAAAGACATGGGTCAGCAAGCAGAGCGACTAGTCGAAGATCTGACCCATATCAGCCAACTTTGCGGCGAGTACAAACTCACTTCGGAGGCTGTGCGTTGGGGGGAAGCTTGGTATCATACCCACTACACCACTCGGGCAGTCAACCTTGACCTCGACCGTTTTGGCGGCTACATCGCCCGCAAGCAGACACACATCCACAAGCTCGCAATGATCCTTGCGGCTAGTAGCAGTGACGAAATGTGGATCACGCCGGAGCACCTGCAGGTGGCACACTCAATGGTCACAGATCTGGAGCCCGACATGCAGTTCGTCTTCTCCAAGATCGGGCGTTCCGATGCTTCCTTGTATACTGAGCGGCTAGTCGCCTTCGTGCACGACAAGGGTCGCTGCCCATATTCCGAAGCCTACCGACACGTCCACACCTTTTTCCCTTCCATGAGGGACTTTGACGACGTAGTCGCCGGGTGTGTCCGTGCCGGGTATATTAAGCTTGTGCAGTCCAGTGGGGAAATGCTGATGGTAGCTGGGACCGCAATGGCTACGGCGCAGAATGGTTCGGTTCTGCGGTAGCCTGTTAGCTCAGCTCATCAAGCTGTGTTGAGTGCAGAATACCGCGTTGAGCGGCTTTCAGCTTTGCCCGCTTGAGTGGCAAGTCGTACTTGATCGCCACGTAAAGCTGGTAGGCCAGCCAGCATGCCGACAGCACACCCACCGACAAGTTGACCAGACCTGCAACCGTGCCGATGCCAAGGAGTGCTGCGAGGTAGCTCACAAAAGACTTGAAGGTTTCAAAAGTTGTATTGTGGTGGTCTTGCATGGCGGGCCTTTACGGCAGATAGGTGAGTTCGAAGTCAATGATGGAGCCTGTAACCAGTTCTGCCGCAGTGATTGCAGCGGCTGCTGCACCCCCACCGAATTGGAACAACTGGATATAGTTCGTGCCGGCGGTCACCTCAACACCAAGTTGCGTGCGCCCGCCGGTCAGGGTGACAAGGTCTGCACGAGAGATATGCCCAGTTCCTGCAACCGACACGGAGGCGTTGCCGACGTAAGGCAGGCCTGTGATTCGGATCGGCCCGGCCATTGCAGCATCCTTCGCAGTCAGGGTGATCCGACCCCAGACCTTGAAGGAGTCCCCATCGGCCTTGATACGGCACGCGCTGGTGACTGTACTGGCCCCGGCTACAGTCGCACCAATCATCCCCAGCACAATCACCTTGTTTTGGCTGTCTTGTGACCACAGTTGCTTCGGGTTGATACCGGCTTGGCAGTACTGCGGCGGGGTAGCCATAGAACCATCCATTAGTACGATCTGGCTGTTGGCATTGTTGACGTTCCAATTCGCTGCGTATGCAGCGATAACACCCTCTGTGGGCTCATCAACACGAACACCGGCAATATCCAATCTAGGATTTCCGATAAGGTGCAAGCGGCACGTACCACTCAAATCAGCAAAAGCCAAGTAACCGGCGGCGTTACTCGAGAATTTACCGCCGACCCACGTGCAAGTGCCTTCCTGGCGCAATTTAAGCCCAAAGCGTGTGAAGAACTCAGCATTGCAGTTGATCATCGTTGCCTGGAAAATTGCAGTACCTGGATTTGGGTCGCCAGCATCGGTCGCTGTTCCGCCAAGCCACCAGTTCGAGCCACCAACGTTGATGCCATTGCAGCTGTTGAACTGGCCACCAGCAAGCGAGCGATAGCCGGCTTTGTCAGGACCGCACTTGAGCGCGTACGTGTTGTCGAAGATGGTCGTGTTGCCGCCTTGCACGAAAAATCCATGCATGGTGTCAGATTCTGCCCAGCAATTGCGGACTGCTGTCTGAAACTCAAGGCCAAGATGCAACGAATTGGCATCAGCCGCAGTCAAACGCAATGCATTGAACTCACTGCCATACATGATACCAGCTTCAGCGGCTGCCCAGGGAAAGTAGAGTGGGGAACCGATGCCCAGTGTTTTGATCCACATCTGCGAAAGCCGCATGCGGTTGGACGGCAATGCTCCGCGGGTGAACGCATGCTTGTCGGCCACCGTACTGCGAATGCGGGTAGCAGACCAGCCGTCACCACGACCGCACTGATCATATTTCATCAATGGCAGATCATCGCTGATGAGCCAATCATTGGCAGCCCCATCCGGCGTTCCAGGAAGATACCAACCCCGCCCATCTGCC